CCTATGCGACGTATGCTTTCCCAGCGGTTACAGCATTATCGTATGCAGTTTTATCGTTAGTAGAATCTTGATACCAATCCGTTGATGCTTGCCATTCAAGATGGTCTGTATTCGCAGTTACTAGTCGTTTGGCTTCGGTAGAATCTATTTGATATAAATATCTATAAGTCCCATCAACTATAGAGTTGATAAGGTCTACGCTAGCATCCATCGTATCAAAATGTACTGCGATCTGGCTTTCTGTAGGCATACTTACGCTCCTCTACTCATCAGAACTATGTGATGCTTTCCATTGCTTGAGTTCTTCCACTTGCGCGGAAAGTTCTTTTACTGCGTTGACTAAATACCAAGTGAGGTTTCCGCTATTGACCGATTTAACCCCAGTCGATTCTTCATTCACTACTTCGGGCAAAACCTCTTCTATTTCTTGGGCGATTACCCCAAGTTGCACACCTTCTGTTTCGATGGCTGCGCTAGTGGGTACTTCGGTTATCTCATCTTCAGTTCTGTACTCAAAGTTACGAACCCGGATGTTGTTAATAATATCCAGCCCCTGCTCGTTATCTTCTATATTCTTCTTGATTCTTCTATCAGAAGTCGTGGACCAATCGGCACTATTGTTGCCCTGATATACACCGCCGTTATTGATAATAAACCCGGTGGTGTTGCCTTTACCTTGGCCGTTATAACCAATGACCGTTTCAGTTTGTGCGTCAGCCGACGAAGCAGAGGTGTATATACCTAGATGTACGTTGAAGTCACCTGTCGTAAGTGCTGTAGAATGTGCAGCAGCGTTAAAACCAACTAAGGTATTCTCCGCTCCATCGGTCACATCGTCTCCAGCGTTCTTCCCTAAAAAGGTATTCTGCGCTCCTGTCGTTAGATCGGTACCTGCTTGATGCCCAATTAAAGTGTTCTGATGTCCTGTGTTTATTGCGTCCCCAGCATACGCCCCTACAACGGTGTTAGAGGCTGCGGTACTCATAGTGGTTAATGCGTCGTATCCTATAGCAATGTTATCCCCGCCTGTAGTGGCAGCGTCCCCCGCCTGGAATCCAATATAGATATTCGCGTCTCCTGTTGTTACGGCAGTACCCGCTTCGTCTCCAACACATACGTTGTAGTTGCCACCGGACTCGATGGTGTTACCCGCGTTCACTCCTGCAACAAAATTCGAGGTTCCTGCCGTGGTCGTAAAGATGTTCCCCTTAAAATCTACGCCCGTAGTCCCAGTCGGAATCTGCATAACCACAGCATCAGCATCATTTTTTACCGTGACATCCCCTGTAGATCCCTGCCCCGTTAGGATAAGACCTTCAGCCGAGGTGTATCCCATAGCTGCGTCATCCCCGGCAGCGGTATCTCCCGTAGCTAAAACCGTCCCACTAGAGGTAATATCCCCAGTAACTGTCAGCGCTCCAGCAGAAGAAAGCGCCATCTTCTCAGCAGCAGCTTCTGAAGCCCCTGTCTTAAAGGACAGCTTGGTAGCGTTGCTCGAAGAACTAAAGTCCCCTTCTGATACAGCAGCAATCTCGGCTGCTACAAGAATCGCATCCGTACCCGTACCTTCATCGGGAGCTTGGAATTGGATCTTTCCTATGATGTCATCCGCAGCGATGTCAGACTCAGCCGTAGACATGAGCAGAGTTGCTTCACTACCGTCTCCAGTCCCTGCGTTGTTAATACTTAGCTTAGTCCCAACATTAAGGTCGATTAGCGCATCGAACATTGCAGCGCCTGACCCGGCCCCGTCGCTATATACGGCCTTTACATCCCCGTTTCGTATAACGATTTCTGCTCCAGACCCCTGCTTAATTGACAGTTTATGCCCACCCGAAGTGGCGTTTTCTATGATCCAGAGCTTAGATACCGTGTTAGGCAGTAAAGAAACGGTACAGGTAGAATCCAGAGTCCCAGTGTATTTGACATACATAGAGCGCCCTGGGTCAGTAGCCCCATCAGCAATAGTGGTCGAGTGCGTATCCGCGTTGGTGGTTATGCCTTCTGTACCATAACTAAACGCTTCCCCAATTAGCTCAAGATTGGTATTGGTGACAACGCCCCAATTACCGGACTCGTCTCCAGTCCCCATTTCATTTAGTCGTAAGTCATTAACGTATGTACTTGCCATATTTATACCCTATGCCACCTCTTCCCAGGTGACGGTTTGTGAGTCATCTATATCAGACCACCCTGGAGTCTGGGAGTCATCCACAGAACTCCAAGTAACAGACTGCGAATCGTCCACCGCAGACCAACCAGGGGTCTGAGAATCATCAATGCTGCCCCATCCAGGTGTCTGCGAATCATCTATATTCCCCCAAACTAATACACTCTCTGTACTAGCAACGGCCTCAATCCCATCAGGGGTTATTGTAGCGTCCCCTGAAGTAGTAACGTCCCCTACCGCGCTAGTGCCAGCGACCCCCGTAGCGTCTACGGTAATCCCCAGCCGGACAGTGACAGAACCTACGGCGCTAGTTCCAGCTATTCCCGTAACTGTAACGCCAGCAGCGCCCGTTACGGTGACTGACCCAAGCCCGCTAGTCCCCGCTGCGCCTGTAACAGATACTGAAACTCCAGTACCTGCGGTTATTGTTACTGAGCTAATTGCAGAAGTTCCTGCAACCCCAGAAACAGTAACACTAGCGCCACCCGAAACAGTTACAGAGCCTACTGCCGAAGTGCCCGCAGAACCCGTAGCACTTACGGTTGCACCGCCTGTAGCCGTTACCGAGCCAACGGCAGAAGTCCCGGCCACCCCCGTAGCACTTACGGTGACCCCAACTCCCTCAACAATCGAAACAGAGCCAACCGCGCTGGTCCCTGCTACTCCAGTGACACTTACGGAGACAGCCGTTCCACCCCACGGCCCACTACCCCAAGTATCACGGCCCCATCCGGTAGCCATCTCTTACTAAGCGATCCTTATAATCGCATTACTCGCATCTGCTGCTGGGAACGTAATCGTAAAGTCTCCCGCAGTCGAAGTCTTATCGGAGCTAAAATTAAGTACTAGAACAGCCCTATTAGCTGATCCTGCCGTAGTGGAACTGTTGTATATCAGCGCCCCTCTAGCTGTAATCGTAGAACTACTCCAAGTGCTATCCGCAAAATCAGTCAACGCCGTAGTCGATGAAGTTGTCGGAGTAACATTTGTAAGTGAGTTTCCACCAGCAGAATAGTTAGTCCCAGATACTTCATTACTCGTAGAATACGCCGTAGTGGAAGCCCCCAAACTCGCGGAGGATGTAAACAACGCAATCTTAAAAGTATTGCCTGATCCTGTGCTTGTAGAAGTACCGCCCCCAGAACCGCTTGTAAAATTGTGTATTCCTTGCAGAATCTCCTGCTTAAAGGAAGTACACAACGCTTGTGATATTGCCATTTATATATCCTCTAACACCCTCGCTACATGAGCGAAGCCTTCTCGTTGCAGTTTTGATTTAATTGTTGTTCTCTCGCTAGCAGCTACTTTCTGAAAATAGTCCATCAAAAGAGCTTTAATACCCGCTTTATAAGCCAGAGCTTGCTCACGAATAGGCATCGGAGCATCCATAGATACCCCTACTATGCGGTTTACCGCTGCTTCAGCCCATTCTTCAGCGTTCATACCCCTATGACTTGTAGTGATTACCGTAGGGGAACTCACAGATGTTTCTAAATTAAACAACGGCTCTCCTTCTCTGCCCTGAACGGAAAGTATCATCCAGGTTCTTAAATTCAGCTAAATCCTTGAGCAATAGCATAGCGGTATCGTACCGCTTCTGATATTCCTGCATCATATCCGGCTCTCCCTTCATAAAGGTGTAAGCCTCTAAAATGCCCCCATACAAAAGCGCAGAACTGTAGTTATCCCCTAGCCACGTAGTCCCGCTAGATGCAGCAGTTATAGACTCTGGGTAGTAGTAATAATGGAGCTCCATCGTATACCCAGAATCAGGCGTTGGACCGATTATTAAAGTGGTGTCGTCAAAAAGACCATAGTACTTAGGCAACCCTTTATCGGAAGCTACGGCTGGAAACGCCTCACGGATAAAATTCACATCCTTATTGAGTAAGTAGCTGTAATTACTACTAGAATCCAGAACAGCCAAAGAGAAGGTATCCAGCCAATCAGTAGGGAGCGTTAAATACTGGTTCCCAGAAGTGAGCGTGCCCGTCACATTCTTACGCAGGTAGGCGATCTGAACCGAATTATATATCCGCTGTTCAGCTTGCGTGATAAACACATCTAAATCTGTGGAATCAAATTCGTTCTCCACATACGACTGGATCGCGGCTTTTAACTGCGAGTAGTTCATAGTTAGTTCGAGTTCTTACTGAACCCAGTCCCCTTTGTAGCTGCACCCTTACCCGTCATTTGCTTGGTCTGGGTATTAGGGATGTTATTCGGGTACCCAAATCCAATGTCTTTTGGAAGAGGCACGTTCTTAGGTTGCCCTTTGCTATATCCTTCTTTACTTGGCATATCTAACTCCTTATGAAGTCGTAACGGTTACATCTCCTACAGATCCTACGGCCTTTAAAGCATTGGGCGTAAGACCATCATTATCTACCATACCTACGGGGTTCCACCCCCACTCAATAATCCGGCTACCTCCACCGATAGTCCCTGTGTCTGTCAAACCAGAAGCAGTATAAGAAGTGTCGGGGCGGGGGTTCTCTATAGCTTGCGGGTCCGACACCGGGTATAACCCAACAAAGTTTTGTGGGTGATCTGGTTCCCAACACTCGGGACACACCCACCAATTTGTACTCTCCCCGCGCTTAACTAGCTCCTTTAACTTCTTCTTTTTGTACTGCCACCCACACCGATCACACTCAGCAATGGCTAGTCTATCAGACGCATACTTAGCCATATCAGTTCACATGGTACACGCGAGGCTTCATATACATGGACGTTTTATCCCGGTCTTCATCCGAAGCAAGCGTCCAAGCCTCGTCGTACATCGCTTTAAGCGTAGGTATGCGTTCCACAGATTGAGGTATCTTCAGGCATAAGTGATACGCTAACCCCGCGACTAAAGCAGGAAGGAACCTAAATGGGACGTCCATTGTATTCACTCCATTTCCCGCATCCAAGATCCTAGCCAATCTCCAGTACACCAACGTATACGTTTCAACGCTATCAGGAACTGGCCATAAAGTCGCTGTAGGGTACTGCACCACCGATGAGGCATTTGTAGCCCCACTATTACGGTCCACATAGACAAGCGTAGGCTTACCCGTAGCGTTTTTATTAGGTATCGCTGCATAATCAGACACAGAGATACGAGACAAATATTGATCGTTTTGTGTCGTACCAGACCCTGTGCGTATGACTTGCTCTATAAGATCCACCGTAGTTATAGGTAGATCATACGAAGCCGTATCTGCCGTAAGAGTCTGAGTACCCTGCTCAATCGTCCATAGGTTAATGCCACGATTGGCCCACTCTGCAAACA